TTTCAGAAACGACATGCGTTCCTCCTCTTCGAAGTTGAGCGCGGCCAGCCCGCGCAGGTTTTGACGGTTCACAAGGGAAGCATTGAGGATCGCGACCACGCGGTTGCTGCCGGGGTGGGCGAGGCGAAAGACCGGCGAAATCCGGCGGTAGGCTTGATCTGCAACCAAGCGCGCGCCTTCTTTCGTCCAGCGCACTTTGCCCCAGATGCCGTCCTCACGGGATTGCATCTCGACAATCCAGCCACGGGCAGGGGCCTCGCCTCCGGCTTTGGCGGCGGTGAAAGATGCGTGGTTGACGTCGATCTCTATCTCGCCACGCGCGGCGAAACTTGCCTCGATCACGGCTTGTGGATCGGTGACCTCGTAAGGGCCGCGCGCGTCGAATGTTTCAAAGCGCCCGGCTGGGGTCAGCTGGATCCATTCAGGAACGTCCGCCCCCTCCGGGGGGGAGGGGAGGTCCTGTGCGGCCATCATGGCGATATGCGATGCTCTGCTCATGCATGCATCTTCGCCAATGGCCTAAAAGCAAAACACCCGCAGCGATGTGCGGGTGTGTAGGCTAATGCGTTGCTATCTGTACTAGGATAAGCGCGTTCGAAACAGGTACGGGATAAACTGTGCGAAGGTAGAGGATAGGATATTTCCGTTCCCCATTCCCCTCTTTAGGGGGCCTTATACCGACACTTCAACTGTCTGCGGCCTTTCCGGTTGGTGTCGACATCTTCGAATACGGAGATCTTACCAATATAGTGGAGCGCCCATGTTGATGGGTTGTTTCTCTCAATTAGTTCTCTGATGAACTCTGCGTCTCGCCCCCCCATTTCCTTCATCAAGCTACTCGCACGGAATGTAAGCCTGTTTGGTAGCCATCCGCCAACCCTAACAACCAAATATCCGTCATCATCAATCGTTTTCGCATAAATAAATGTAGGAAAGTCGGTATCACCCATTGCCTTGTGAGCGTATTCTTCAATTCGCTTGTTGAGATCTAGGCAATTGAGAAATTTCTCTGAGTTCCAGAAGAAATTCCGCCTTTGGTTATCTTGCGCAACATGCTCTTCGATATTCTGAGCTGAATGAGGGTATCGACCTGTGTCTGTAACAACTTTGGATAGCTTTTCGAGCAAGAGTGCATCAATACCCTCGCCGTCCACTTCAAAATTAATTTCGGAAGCGAGCATTAAGTACTTGTGGCCGAATCTCCTTATCTCATCGTCGAATAGTTCTCCGTCGCAACCTTGATAGAGATTGACCAGTGCTGCCTTTAAGAACATCTCAGTCGAGTACCCCATCAAGAGCCATGAGGCTCTTGGCGCACCTTCGAGAAAATCAACTTGTTTCGTCAGGTAGGCTTGTTGTTCCTCGAGGTTCATTGGAAAACTTGTTTCAACCTCGAGGAATTTTTCTCGCAACGCCTGAGCACTTGCCCTCAACTGACGCCCTTCTTTTAACCATTGCGATGCATTATGGACACCATATGATCGGGAACTGATCCGCCTGTCTTTTTCCACTCACACCTCCAATCCTATTTGGCTCGCTAGTCATATGGATGCGCTTTAACTGAGATTACTCTATCCAACAGTAGTTCGTTATTGCTGATTTGTCTGCGCCAACCACTCCTCCAACTCTTCTATAATCGCGCTGCTGTCCTCATCCGACACCCCAAGGAACGGACGGGCTGGAATGTTGCCCCAAGGTAGAGGGCTGCCCTTGGCATTCGATCCAAACGCACCCTGCCTTGCCCCAAACTGCATGACCGCTGCTTGGATCGCGTTGCTGCCCCACATCAGCCCATCTGCGCTGGCTTGATAGTTGAGCTGCTGGCGCATCTCACCACTCTTGTTCAGTGGTTGCGCCCCGTGCTTGATCTTCAACGCGAAATAACGCGCCAATGTGGTTTCCGAGCGCGGCGCGAAGGGGGTTCCGTCTGGCTGCTGACCTTTCAACATGCGGTCTTGGGTCGATTGCACCATAAATTCGCCGAGATCCTGCATCACCGGCGACATGTCATCGAGCTGTGATTGAAGCTGCTTCAGGCGCAACTCCAACCCCTCGTCATTGAATTTCAGGGTGTACATGCCTATCCTCTCCACTGCAGGCGTGACACGGTGATATACTCCCGGCCGTAGCACGATCATCTGATCGGAGCGCCATGTGGGGTTGCCAGCTTGCTGGAGGGAGGCCCCACCGCCTGCGCCTTTCCCTCCCAAACGGTTCTCGCCTAGCCCCCGTCACCTTTACGCATCAGTCGGGCGATCTCTGCGTCCCGCTTTGTTTGGTTTGAAGTCAGCCGCCGAAAGCTCGTGACAAAGAGACCTTGCCCGGTTTTCGTCGCCTTCACGACCAGCACGTATCCCGGCGCGCTTGGGTCATCGCGCACAAAGATCAGACTGTTTTCGCCGTCCTGCACCCGATGGGTTGCAAGATTGATCGTCGCTTGCGCCTGCGCGTAATCCGTGACCGTCAGCTCGGGGTGATGCCGGCGCTGCTTTGCGAGGGTTTCAGCCGAGAGTTCCGCCACGCGGCGTTGAGAGCCGATTTTCTGCGCATCTGCATCGCTGAGACGCGCAAGCGGCCATGCCCCGCGCGGATCCTCAAACCAGCGCTTAAACGGCCCATCAAGCCAGCTTTCAATCAGGTCGGTTGCGGGTTGGGCATGCAGCTTTTCCAGCTTGTCACGAAAGGCGAGGATGGTGTCGGCAGCACTTGCGCCCGGCGCATAGTCCCAGCCCCGGTCAATGCCCTGCGGCGCGCCTGTGCGCGGATCGCGTGCGTCCCAGCCTGCCGGGAGCTTCACATTTGGATTGCCACCGCGCCGGATCGCGGCGGCTCTGGAGCGCGCGCCAAAGACCCGGCAGGAACAGCCCCAGCCATTGGGCGGAAACCAGATTGCCCAGAATGGGTGGTCGGCTTCCAGAATCAAGCCGTCGAGCGCCAGATGTTCAGGGCGTGGGTCGTGTGATCCGCCGTGCCGGTAGACCCAATATTTGAACCCGCCCTCGCGCAACTGGGCAAAGCGTCCGGCTTGATAGGACACGCGCATGTTGGTGCGGTAGATCACCCGCATGCGCCATTCCTCGCCGCCGGGCGTGCCTTCACCGGTCCAGCCGTGCCAGCCGTTGCGCTCGACAATTTCCCGGAAATCGCGCTTGAAAGTCTCAAACCCGGTTCCGGCAGCGATGGCTTTGTCGACCGCAGCGGCAAGATCGGTCAGCAAATCAGCCTTGACCGCACCCGCCACCATAAAAGCGCGATCATGGGCGCTGCGCTCGATGTCATCCCAGCGCACGGTGGGCACCAGATCCCCCAAGCGAAGGCGAAAGGCGGCGACTTGTTCGGCAAAGGGCTTGCGGAAGGTGGCCGCGAGATCAGCCATCCGCTTCTTCCTCGATCATTGTCCGGCCACCAGTCTCGCCTGCCAGCATGGCACTCGCGAGGACAGCCTCCAGTTCCGCCGCATCAATATCGTCGGAACTGGCGAGCAGCATTTCGCGGAACTCTTCAAAGCTGGAGGAGGCTTTGAGCATCGCCTCGATGCGTGCAAGCATCTGGCCCATTCCGGTGTGGGCCTCTGTTTCGAGACGGGCTGCAAGTGCCGCCTCTGGGGGGAACGCCTCAGAGCGGCCCACAGGGGCCTCCTCTGCCTGCTTCGCACCATCGCCTCCTAAAATACCGAGATGGTCGTTTAACCGGCATTTAAATTCGCTCTGTGGGGCCATTGCGTCCGATTGCCTGGTCGCAGATGCGGGCTGCGGGGCATTTTCGGGCGATTTTGCCGGTGATCCACCGATTGCGGGGTCTGCTGCGGTGGGATCTGAGAGGCCGAACTTTGCGAGGATCTCGGATTGCTTCACGCGCAGGCCGTTCTGGATGAACGGGTTCAAGGCGTTTGAGAATGCCTCCAAGTCTTCCGGCTCTGGGCGACCGATTTTCAGTCGCGGGGCAGGGGCGTCGGGGCCGTACTCAAGCTGGACCCATGGCCGGATCAGATCACGGTTGATAATCGCGCTGAGCTGCTTGGCATCGGCGCGCTCGATGTCCTCCTGCACTTGGCGGTGTTCTTTGCCGGACCCCAAGCCGCCGGTTTCCGCGTCGGTGGTAGCGGTTTGCCCGAGCACCAGCTTTGAGGTTTGCTTGTCTAGCCAATCGCTGCGGCGCTCATAGTGATCGGTGGACGCGCCAATGCTCTTGGCCTCCTGAAACTCGATCATCATGCTTTCGGGTATGATCGCGGCGCAGTCTCCGGCGATGTTGGCAACCGCCCTGAACAAGGTCTTGCGGTCATCCTCGGAGGTGCCGGGGCCATACTTGCCGATGCGCAACGGCTGTCCGTAGGTCTGGGTAAAGATTGCCCAATCCCGTTGCGTGTAGGCCTTAAAAAGCCACGCCCACAGTGCAACCCGCGCCAATCCAGACCGAAGCGGCAGGCCAGACTTCGCTTTCATCGGGGCGTAGATGTACTGGAAGGGCGGCAGGATCTCTTCCTGCCCCGTTTCCGGGTTCAGCATCCGGGGTGTTTTCAGATCCTTGCGGTCAAAGCGGAACCAGCGCGGGTCGCAATATTCAAGCGTTGCGGGTTCATACTGCCCCTCGGAGGTGTCCCAGCGGATATAGGTGAAGGAATAGCCTTTGCCCAATGCATCGAGAATTTCGAACAACTCATCGGTCAGCTCATCGCGCAAAAGCCACTTGCGCACGCGCGCGGCGATTTCTTCGCCTAGTGGCGTTTCTTCTCCGGGTTCAACGGTGATGTCGAGTTGTGAGATTGAGCGGCGGCGGGTTCCCAAGACCCCCAGATAATGGGCGTCACGCTCTTCGATGGTTTCCGCCAGCTCCAGATAACGGATGGGATCACCAGCGTCGGCTTCCTTGAGGATACTGGCAAGACGTCCGGGGTTCAGCCCGTCGCCGGGGTATCCGGTGAGCGGACTGCGCACACCCCCAATAGTGGAGGGTTCGTCAAACCTCATAAGGTCGGCGCGACGCACCGGGTTTCCCCAGCGGTCAAGCAGTTGCGGGGTTTTCGCCATGGATCAGGCCCCCACACGACTGTTGTTGATGACGACCCAGAAATAAGCCGCGCATAGCAACCAGAGCATCAACACGGCCCCGGTCTCCAGAAGGATCACGCCAGCGGCCAAGCCAACCGCGCCTTTGACCACCACCCAGCCGTATTTGCCAAAGCGACGCATCATAAAGGCCACGACAGGGTTGGCCTCGCGCCCGCCGCGTGCGAGCGCCTTGATCGTGGTGAAAGTGTCCGCAACCTGCAAAAGCAGATAGATGACGAATGCGATTGTGGGATCTTTGATAACTGCGATCATGAGGGGTTCCTTTCACAGGCCTCCACGGATTGATGCGCCGAGCGGTTCTTTCCACCATGGACGGTCCAGCGCGTCTTGTTCTTCAACGGTCATGCCCATGCGCCCGTCTTGCGGTTCACTGTTTCGATTGTCGGGCACGGGGGTGTAGGCGATTTCGATCCAGCGCATGCGGGAGGCAAAATGCGCCAGCGCCAGTGCGATGGCGTAGTCGCCGTGGCGTTTCTTGCCTTTGGCGTCGGCTTCGCGGATTTCCGGCACGCGGGGGATGCCGCGCACCTTCTTGACGGCCCGCAGGTCGCCCATGTGAGCGTCCCAGCGCCCAATCGAGAGCGTGGCCTCCTCAAAAGCGGTTTTCAGGGGTGGCATGTTCACCCTGTACCAGTCCTGGCTAAACTTGATCGCCCAGACCATGCCGGGGCTGTCGTCGCCTTCCTTCAGGCCGAACTTGCGCCCCATGTCCTCGGCCACGGTCCAACCCATGCCGGTCGCATCAAAGGCCGCGCCGACGCAGCGGGTGCGGATCCGGTCCATCGCCATGCCCACGATCAGCTTTTGCTCGTTGCCGGGCACATTGCGCATCTCAATCGAGAGCGCCTCGCGGCGGTGCATGTTCTTCTCAATGGCTAGGAGGCACAGGACCGAGAGGTCAGCCACGCGGGCGAAGTCAAACCCAAGCGCATAGAGGACGTCGAGCGGCAGCGCATCCAAGACCTCTTCCAAGCGTTCGAGGAAAGACCGCATCAGTTCTTTCTGTTCAGCGTCTGCGCGCTGCAGGTAGTCGCCGGGCAGTTCCAGCTCCAGACAGGGCGCATCCGCATTCATGCGCGCCTCGATCAGCGGCGCGGTCAGCCATGCCCCGGTGCCCGCCTTGGGAATACAATGCAGTTCTTCGTCGGCGTCGTCGCCATAGACCGCATGGGTGCTGTCGATCCATTTCTGTCTGCCCATCGGCTCACGACCTTGGGCGCGCTGGATCAGGGCGATGCGTTCATAAAGCCCGGCGTCGACCGCGTCATTGAAGGTCACGCGCACCACTTTGGCGGTGTCGCCTTTTTCTCCTTCGTTCACTTGCCGCACCAACACATTGAAGGCGTTGGCATCGCCGTCATGGGTGGAGATGACCAAGACCTTGCCGCCCCACATCAGGAGGGCGTTTGCGGCCTTGAGCATTTCCTCCAGCTCATCATGGAAGGCGGCCTCGTCAAAGATCACATAGCCTTGGCGACCGCGTAGCGAGCGGGGCTTTGATGACAGCGCGACAACCTCAAAACCAGACGCAAAGCGAATGCGAAAGGCCTGAATGTCGCGCTCTTCCTTGCCCTCTTCCTGATCCTTGAACAGGAACTCTTGCACCGAACTGGCGGCGGGCATGAACGCCTTCGCCCACATGGCGCAGGTGTCGATAAATTCCCGCGCCATATCGAGGTTAAACCCGATGTAAAGCGTGTCCATGCCGCCCTCGGAGCGGGCCAGACCGGATGTCAGTACTGCATCAGCGCCGACCGCCCATGTCATCCCGATCCGGCGCGATTTCTCGCAAACCACGAACTGATAAAGCGCGGTCGTCTGCAGGAGCTGCTGCTGATAGGACAAAAGCACATGCGGCAGGTCCATGCTTTCATTGAGCACATCTGGCAGCATCTGACGGTCGGCAGCGCGCTGTGCTTCCCACTCGGCGTCTGTTATGGCGGTGGCGGCGGTCACGCATCCACCCCCAGAATGTCGGCTTTGATGGCGTGGACGGTCTCGCGGGTCATGCCGAGCTGGTGGGCTTTTTGTTCAATCTCACCGGCGAGCCGTTCCCGCTCCTTGCGGGCCACGCGGCGCTCTTCGTCATCGCGCAGACGCTCGCGCAATCCAGCGGATTGCATCAGGTCTTTGAGCATGCGCGACAAATGAGCGAGGCTCTTGGGATCCCACGCGGCGTTGTCACTTTCTGCGACCGAGTTCATCATCTGGAAGGCGGCGGTGGCGATCATCTGCATCAGCACTTTGTGCATGGTGCTTTCCTGCTCAATATTGAGATCCCCGAGCAGGGTTTCCGCCATGGCGAAGGCGTCGCGCTGGTTTTTCAACAGTTTGGAGTATTCGCCCACGGCAGATTTGCCGATGCGGATTTCAAGCCCCGCATCATCCAGCCAGAAGTTCAATTCCTCCGTCACCGCAACAATGTCGGCAAACCCGCGTTCCTGCAGCGCCATGGCCAGACGCTGGCGCACCTCATGCGGGATCAGGTCCAGTTTCTTGGGCGGGGGCATGGTTCACGCTCCCGGACGCGGACGTTGAATGTCGGGGTGGCGGGCGATCCCTTGGGCGATTTCCACGCCGCGCGTGGTCGCAACAACAACCAGAAAGCCTGCGTGGTCTTCCACCTCCACAAGCCCTTGTTCAGCGAGCCAATGCGCCTCGGTCGTCACCTGATCGCGGGTGAACGCAATCCCGACGCGCGGAAGCTGCGTTGCCAGCATGGAGACGTTTGAGGTGTATTTCGGGGCGTCCTCCAGAAAGCGGAGAATGGCGATGCGGGCGTGTTTGCGCAACTCGTCGGCGTAGCTCATGGCGGTCCTATTTGTTCAGGAGGTGGTCTTCGTGTCGGGTGACGACGGTCTCGAGGCGGGACATGATCTTCTGGTTGCCTTCCATGACCGCCTCCATGCGCTGCATGGTGCCCGCGACATTGGCGAGGGTCAGCTCGATCTGATGGAGGTCGTCCTTGCTGGGCAGCGACTGGACCGATTGCTCAACGCGCGCGATGCGGCCCTCTTGCCTGTCCATGCGGTCAGAGCCTTCCTTGAAACGCTCGTCCACACGCTGAAACCGCGCTTCTACATTGGAGCGGCGCGAGGCGAACCATGCGAACACCGTGGTGCAAAGCGACACCAGCAAAGCCAGCGCCGCCAAGAGGTTTCCCAGCGTGACAGTCGGGTCAAACAACATCAGGGCTTGGCCCCCGAAGTGGCCTTGATCCGCTCGATCATCACGTCCTTGTTTTTCGAGCCAGCGGAACTCCCGAAGTAATAGTTCAGGATCTGCGTAAAGCCGACCGAGAGGCCCCCGATCAGCAGCGCAAGGATTTCTGCGCTGGCAGGGGGGAGGCCGTATTTCAGAAGGTACGCGATGACCGAAAAGAACCCGATCAGCACCAGAGCTGCCAGAATGCCGGGAACGCGGTCTTTGAGCGCCATCTGACGTTTGCGGGCGCTGTCGCGATCACTGGCTGCGATCTGCTCCAATTCAATACCCGCGTCGATCAGGTGGCGTTCCAGATCGGCTTCGGCCTCCTTCAGCTTCAGGAGGTCCTGAGGGCTGGCTCCAAGGATTGCCGCCTCAACCTCTGCCTCG